GGAGTATGCTTGTAGGGACACTCTCTATACTCTTGAGCTTTTTAATAAGTTCAGTGGTGATATTTACTCTAACGAAACTCGGGCTAAAGTTTATGAGCGGGAGCTAGATCTCCTTCCCGTTCTCTGTGGCATGGAAGAGGTTGGTGTCTACGTAGATCAGGACTTGCTTTCTGATAAGTCGGACTTGTTACAGATAGAGATCGATCAATTGCAGAAAGGCGTGTGGGATCTCTCTGGTGTCGAGTTCGATCTTAACAGTCCTAGCCAGTTGGCCGAGGTACTTCGGGGGAAGGGTATTCACACGGGGCAGTACACCCCTAAAGGGAAGATGTCTACGGACAAGAAGGCACTCAAAGGCATCGCATCGCAGTTTCCTTTTGTTAAGAAGCTTTTAGAATACCGGGACCACTACAAGAACAAGAACACCTATACAGATCCGTTACGAGGGCACTGCGACGAGGGGAGTTTTATCCACTGTAGCTATTCCCAGGCTGTTGCGGTGACCGGACGTTTGACGTGTCGCAATCCAAGTCTTCAGGTGATTCCTCGCTCTACGGGGATTCGTGAGGCGTTTGTTCCTCCGACAAGTTCCCATCTGATTGTTCCTATCGACTTGAGTCAGATCGAGCTTCGCCTTACGGCCCACTACAGTGAGGACCCGATTCTTCTTCATGCCTACACGCATGACGAGGACATTCACTCCCGTACCGCTGCGGAAATATTCGACATAGACATCGAAGAGGTCACAAAAGATCAAAGGACGGTTGCAAAGCCCATCAACTTTGGCATTATATATGGCATCGGTCCTAGCAAACTGGCCGAGACGCTCGAAGTTCCCGTAGAGGAAGCTAAACATTACATTGATATGTACCTCACTCGGTATGCTGGGGTTGCTGACTTTATTAAGAAGTATCAGAACCTCGCCAAGAAGCATGGGTATGTGAGGAATTATTTTGGGAGGGTGAGGCATCTTGATTTTCTCAAGAGTCGAGAGATAGAGCAGTGGCAGCGCGAGCGTGGCTATCGTCAGGCAGTGAACTTTGTGATTCAGAGTTCAGCCGCTGATATGTTCAAGATCATTATGAGAAGGTGTCATGATCTTTTGAAAGGCAAGCTTTCGACGATGGTCATGAACATCCACGATGAAATTGTGTTTTATATCCACGAAAGTGAGATTGATTTACTAATCCCCATAAAAGACGCATTCGAAAATTGGGATTTCAAGGTTCCGATTCTCGCTGAAATATCATACAGCACTGTATCTTGGGGAGCTAAGCAGCCGTTGGAGGATCTGTAGTGAGTGATGAAAACGAAGAACACTTTGTCTCCATTGATGGGAAGAAGTTTGTCCTGAAGCCCTTGTACCGGGAGTTAGATCCTATTAAGGACGTAAAGGTTGACCAGTCCGACTTGCATGGCGAGTTCATGAGGCAGTCGGAACTCAGCGCGGCATACGGATATCTAACAGCAGAGGCTGAGAAGCAGGAAAAGTTGGTTGAGTATCAGCTTGAAAGGCTGCACGCCATGTTAGATAAGCAAGTGCGAGATGAGTTTGCGATGGCTGGCGAGAAGGCCACGGAAACCAAAATCAGAAACAGTGTGATAACCCACAGAGAGTATCAGGAGGTAAAACTAGAACTCATCGAAGCCAGAAAGAATCGACAGCTTTTTAAAGCGACATGTGGTGCGCTCAGTCACAAATTGCAGGCGTTGATAAACGCTGGGGCTGATCACCGTAAGACTTTTGTAGAACCAACTATCCTTCGGGACCAATAGGAAATTGAAAAATGGGTAAGTTCGATAATTTTGTTAGTTTAGATCTCGGTAAGATGGCGAGCGATGAGAGTCGCTTTGGCCGAGGCAAGCGCATCGAGCGTTTGAAAGTTCAAGTGGGGCAGCCCCGCGTCATTCGCATCCTGCGCGGTGCAACCGACTCTTCCTTTTATCGTGTGCGGTCGCAGCATTGGGGCATCCCGGTGGGGCACGGCAACACTCCTCCTCTCTCGTGTGCTCGCAAGCATGGGGACAACGACCCGTGTTACTTTTGCGAGATGGTTAACGAGTATTATAACTCAGGGGACCCTCGACAGAACGACTTGGCGCGTCGGATGAAAGCGTCCGTCAGTGTCATCAGCAACGTCATTGACGTGAAGGACCCCCTTAATGATGACGGGACACCTAAGGTGCTCATCTGGCAGTACTCTTGGAAGCTCTTTCAAGAGATTCGATCTTACTTCCGGGACGCTGACTACGGTGACTTGACTCACCCACTCAATGGCCGGAACTTCAAGATCTCTGCGTCAGTAGTTTCCTCTCAAGGGCAACGTCAGTGGACGCGATACGATCTTCAGGTGGGTGCTAAGCCCACTGAGTTGGAGACCCCGGAAGCGTTGGACCACCTCTATGACCTCGACAACACTTTCCCTGTGAAGCTCTACAGCTATGACGAGCAGAAGATGATCTGGGACGGGACGTGGGATCCGCGCTCGGGTCGCGCTGCTCTGCCTAAGTCGGCTGCGGGGATGGCTCCCAAGCTAGAGCAGGCGAAGAAGGACGAGAAAGAAGAAGAGTTCTCCGCGCCTAAGGCCGAGGACCCGGCTCCTGAGAACGACCTTGATGAGTTTGAGGCTGCTACTGACGACGATGACTGGGGAGATCTTGCCTCGTCTGATGACAGTGAGAAGCAGCAGGACATGAAGAAGAAGCTTGCTGCCCTTAAGAAAGCGGCAAAGAAGTAGAGCGATGAAATTGAAAAACCCTTCTAAGGTACCGAAGTCTAAAAAGTCTCGTTCTACTAAAGCTACTGCCGTGGAGGTGGAAGCACCCGCAGACAAGGTAGAGGCTCTTGCAACCCTCATGAGCAATGTGTCTAAAGAGTACGGTGACGGCTCTCTTATGCTCATGGGGGACAGTCCGCGATCTGGTGTCGAAGTGATACCCTCGGGGTCGATTGGGATGGACTACGCCTTCGGGATTGGGGGGTACCCTCGGGGTCGGATCGTGGAGATCTATGGCCCTGAGAGTAGTGGCAAGACCACCCTGACGTTGCACGCTATTGCAGAGTGTCAGCGCCAGGGTGGGGTTGCTGCGTTCATTGACGCGGAGCACGCACTTGACCTCGACTACGCAAGTAAGCTTGGCATCGACACAGATAAGCTCTTGTTCAGCCAACCGGACTACGGGGAGCAGGCGCTTAACATCATAGAGGATATTGTGAGGGCCAACCTCGTAGACCTTGTGGTGGTGGATTCCGTTGCTGCCCTCACGCCGAAGGCTGAGATCGAGGGGGACATGGAGAAGAATCACATGGGCCTGCAAGCCCGGATGATGTCTCAGGCTCTCCGAAAGCTTACGGCGGTGGTCCACAAGACCTCTACCTGTCTAATGTTCATTAACCAGACGCGACAAAAGATTGGCGTGATGTTTGGTAACCCAGAGACTACCCCCGGGGGTAACGCCCTCAAGTTCTACTGCTCTATAAGAGCCTCCATCCATCGATCCTCGGCTATCAAGAAGGGGGAGGAAGTCATAGGCAATGTGGCCCGTGTAAAGGTGGTGAAGAATAAGCTTGCCCCGCCGTTCAAGGAGGCGCGGATTACTATCCTCTTTGGAAAAGGTATAGACCACTGGGGGGATGTCGTAGACATGGCGGTGGAGCGCGGCCTTATAACTAAGAGTGGTGCGTGGTTCAAATATGAGGGGGAGTCTATTGGTCAAGGCAAAGCCGGGGCTTCGAAGTGGCTGGAGGATAACCCCTCCCAGGCAAATATTATTGAGTCGGTACTAAGAAAGGAGTTGACTTAGACTCCTAAAGGTGATATCCCTTATGAAGATGACTGAGACAACGCTCTCTATTGGGCGTACTATTAATCTAGGAAACTTTGAAAGCCTTCGTGTGGACTTGTCCATCAGGGCCGAAATTAATTCCGATAACTATTCAGAGGATTTGAAATCTATAGAGCGGGTTCTTACTGAGAATCTGGAAGCAGTAGTTAGCCGACAGCTTAGTGAGCCCTCTCACGAATCCTCAGAGGAAGAATTTATATAATATGTGGTTTTTTGTATATCTTGCTTTTCTTGTGCAGCCCCCTGTGGTTGCTAACCCTGCCGATAAGATCCCGTGTAACCACAATGTAGTTTGTGGGAAGGGGGAGTGTTGGGAAGGTATTTGTGAGCCTTCGGGTTACTGTCAGGCTTACTGGACCTGTGTATGAAGATTGCGCTGTATTCAGACCTTCATGCGCATCCCTATAGTAACGGCACCTTGTTAGAGCACGGCTCTAACAGCCGTGTTATGGATGCTGCCAACGTTATCGGTCAGGTATATTCGTATGCCATTGATAATGAGATCTCCCACGTATTGTTTGGTGGAGACTTGTTTGATCGGCGTAAGTCCATCGATGTAGATACGTACAACACCATTCATAAGTGTGTGCAGGACTGGTCCTCTCAGGTGTCTACGTTTATGATTCCCGGCAACCATGATCAGGCTAACAAGTCGGGGACTATTCATGCGCTTCAGCGGTTCCAGTCTCCTACGTGTAAGGTCTTTAGCGACCCTGAATGGGTAGAACTCTCTGAGGGAGTCTACCTGTTTGGGGTCCCCTATTACGATGATGGGGAGTTTATTGCCGAGTGTATTCAGAAGGGCTTAGAGGATAAGCCAGAGGGAGATCGACACTTACTTCTTATCCACTACGGAATCGAGGGGGCTAAGCTTGGCCCCTCTGACTATGTTATTCCGTGTGAGTTGAAGCTTCCTATGCTTTGCTTAGACGAGTGGGACCTTGTATTCAGCGGCCACTATCACATCGGCCAACAACTGGGGAGCAAGTTCCACTATATAGGTAGCGCCATGCAGCATCGATGGGATGATGTGGGGTTTGAGAAGACCTTTGTGGTGTATGACTCGGAGACTAACTCTCTAGAGAGAGTGCCTACTGTGGCACCTACCTTCCTAGAGATTAGGGATAAGACAAAAAATCATGACGTGAAAAATTGCTTCGTTAGGATAATTAGAGATTATGAAATATCCGCAGACAAGAAGCCAAAGATTGAAGCTTCCTTAAAGGAGAAAGGAGCCTTATCCGTTGAGTTTAGATACGAGCCCGAGAAAGTTGATTCAGAACACTCAGAGAGGATAGTCTTCTCTGAATCAGGGGGTCGATATCAGATTTTAGATGACTATGTTTCTTCTGATTTGGTAGAGACCGCCGAGTACGATTTGGATAGATTGCTTAATATAGGCAAAAAAATCCTTTCTCAGGCGCTGGATGAGGTATGATGATAGATGTTTTTTCTAATTTTATATGGTTATCGTGGTTAATACTTTCCCCCCCAGACTTGGTGGATCAGAAGTACTGCACAGTCGTAGGCCCAGACGAGTCTGCGGAACAGTTAAAGCAGCGAATGGCCGAGGAGTTATTTGAGGAGGTGTTGCTTTACACCGCTTTGACGCAGTGTAAAAACGCTAATCCTTCTAAGACTGACCCTCAGCTTCTTAGGAATCTTCTTCATATTGAGAAGAATGCGGGTGTACCTTTAAAGTACCGAGGCATGGTTTTGGCGGCTGCGTGTAACGAGTCGGGGTATCGAGCTAATGGTCGGAGGGGAGACAGCGGCAAGGCTGTAGGTATCCTTCAGATGTGGCCTTGGTGGGAAAAGAAATTCAAGGTTAAAAGGACCGATCCTTATTCCTCGGCGCAGGCTTGGGTAAGTCAGATCATGAGGACGGTACCTAAGGCTCGCAAGAAGTGTGGTAAGCGGCGTGCCTTTGTGAGTGCTTGGGCTTGGGTTGCCTCTGGTCCTAAAAAATGGAAGTGTAGGTCTCCACGACACTACACTAGACTTCGTCGCTGGCACCGCGTCGTAAAGAAAGACATAGATTCATGAGCGATAAGAAAGTAGTTTTAATGCTTAAGGCCGTGAAAGCTAAGTTTTTAGCCGAGAGGGAAGAGAACTTAGCTGTAGCGGCTCATTACCTCTCTGCATCTGTGGGAGTGGGCGAACACCCCCAGCTTGTAGAGGCTGCGGTAGAGGCGATTAAAAAAGCTTCTGAAGCTCAGGAGTGTTTAGACTTTGTCTCGTCGGGTAAGTTCCAGAGTATTTTGGAGCACACGACGGGGGTGGGAAAGTTTTTCTCTAAGGATGAGCCCTCGTAGCTCAGTTGGATAGAGCAACGGCCTTCTAAGCCGTAGGTCACAGGTTCAAGTCCTGTCGAGGGTGACTGTTCCGCGTTAGCTCAGTTGGCAGAGCAGGTGGCTGTTAACCACCGGGTCGCTGGTTCGAGTCCAGCACGCGGAGCCAATTTAATTAATTTCCCCGTCCACAGGCATCTTTAATAATATCCTGTTTAGTGCTAATTGGTCGTGGGCTTCTTGAAGAGCTTCTTGGAAGTTCTTTACGTCAGAGTTTTTTAATTCTTCAAGCATGGCCCACAGGGAAGCGTTCTCGTCTTCGAGAATACTTATTCTGATTTCTAAGTCTCTGATGATTTTTTCTAGTTCCATCTTTTACTTCGGCCCTTGAGAGGATGTTGTGTGTTTTGTTTTAGGATTTGTTACTGGCAGCGTAGTAAGTCTTGCGACGATCGCATGGTTGCGAACTAGATGATGTCGCCTTTTGGAGGTTTTCTCTTCCCGGAGAAATGAGTTTGCATTCAGGGTTTCTTTTTTAAGACCACACATGCACCGTTAAAAATCTCCAGTTTTGTGTTTAGGTCTAAAGAGAAAAAAGATATTTTTCTAGTATTATCGGTCTCTACTACTCCCAGTACCTCCCCACTGAAGACTACTTCCCCCTGGACAAAGCACGTTATTAGTGATCTTGGGGGGAGCGGGTTTAAAAGCTTAGGCTTAACTGGTTTGTGGTGGTTAACAAAGGCTAAGGTGAGAAGTGCTGCCCCCACTACGACAAACCAGAAAAGGGCGTTACTAAGGTAGGTTTTCATGATCTCACCCCTATGCCTGCTGCATGGCTTCTAGTAGTTTTGTCA